TTCTAAAATTATTACTATAAACTTTTCTAAGTTTACATCAGATGAATTCTATAAAAAAGTAATAGAATTAAACCCCATGTATAAAATTTATAGAGATATGGACAGCCCATCTACTCTATTGTCTTACTATGGTGATGGTGACCATTATGATAAACATAAAGATGCATCAATATTTACTATTCTAGTTTATGCATTTAAGAATAAACATAATAAAAAGTTTTCTGGTGGAGACGTCTTTCTTTACTCTGCAGATGAATCTAAAAAGGCAACAATAGAAGCTATCCCAAATAGGGCTATTATTTTTCCAAGTTGCACCATGCATGGTGTGACACCTGTGGTAGCTAACGATAAATTTGATTTCAACAAAGGAGATGGTAGGTTTTGTATCACCCATTTCTTAAATAAAAAAGACCCAAGATTATGATTTTAATTGATTACAGCCAAGTTGCCCTAAGCACTATCCTTACGTTCCAACGAGAACTCAAAGGTACTGAGTCTGAGGTTAAGAACCTTATTCGTCATGTAACCTTATCCACAATCAAGTCGTATAAACGCAAGTATGGTAAAGAGTACGGAGAGATCGTTATTGCTTGCGATGGTCGTAAGTACTGGCGCAAGGAATACTTTGAATTCTACAAAGCCTCTCGTAAAAAGAACCGTGATGCATCTGACCTAGACTGGAAACTAATCTTTGATACGTTGACTGAGTTGCGAGAAGACATTGCCACTCACTTTCCATATCGTGTTGTTCACGTAGACCGAGCAGAAGCTGATGATGTTATCGCTTGTTTAACTCGTTGGGTTCAATCTAACCAACTGGTTCAAGAAGGTCTTGTTGAAGAACCACAGAAGGTTTTGATCTTATCATCTGATAAAGACTTCAAGCAACTCCAACTGTACTCAAATGTGAATCAGTGGTCGCCGATGGTCAAGAAGTTTATCACAGCTTCTAAGAAAGATATCCAAGACTTTATGGTTGAGCATATCGTTAAGGGTGATGCTGGCGATGGTATCCCGAACATTCTTTCCAAAGATGATGTATTTGTTAAAGGTGAGCGTCAGAAACCAGTCTCTGCTAAACGTCTTGCTGAGTTTATTGAATTGGGTTACGATGCTTGTCGCACAGATGAAGAGAAACGTAACTGGAAACGTAACTCTGTATTGGTTGCATTCGATAACATCCCACCAGATGTTGATGAAGAAGTCATCGTTACCTATCTAAATAACAAACCGAAGGGTGACAAGATGTCTATAATGAACTATCTCATTACACATAAGTGTCGCCTACTATTGGATGACCTAGAGGACTTTTAATGAGAAAATATCTGACACAAATGCTTGATGAGATCAATGCTGATCCAAAAGCTATTAACAATTATAGGGGTGATGCTGTACTAAAGCTAGCCTTCGAGTATGCATTCGATCCAGCCAAGAAGATGATTCTTCCAGAAGGCACACCACCATTTAAGCCAGCGGCTGAGCCTATGGGTATGACACCGACTAACTTGTTTAATGAGATGCGTCGCTTGTATGTGTTCTGCCGAGCAGACCTTACACCACTAAAGCGTGAATCATTATTCATCTCTTTGCTAGAAGGTGTGCATCCAGAAGAAGCCACAGCACTTATCGCTATCAAAGATCAAGCCTTACACAAGTTGTATAAGAAGATTACCGCTAAACTTGTAACTGAAGCTGGTTTTATTGCTCCTCCAGTCGAACAGAAACGTGCAACACCTTGAAGATGAAGACAGAGGATTCCTCCTCTTTTTACTGAGTCTCGAAGCAGATGAATTCGAGATGATGCTCAACGCTATGTCCAGAGAAGATGCAATGCGTGTCTTGGTTATGATCCAAATGGCCAAGGATGAATTGTTTGACGATGAGATGGAAGAAGATGGAATGAGAGAAGCCAATGAAGTGCTCAATAGGATTATGAAATTATGATGTTTTGGTTTAAGAAAAAGAAAGTTGTGTTTGACTGCTTTACGCATGATCGTGCTGCTCATGACATATATCCTATTCGCAAGTCTATGCCGTATTACCCCGAAGTCATCAAGCAGATGCCACCAACTGTCACTATGACAGACCCCAGAACAAATAATGATGTTCCAGCATCTACTATGAAATTATGTAGTGGTATCAATGGTTTATATAAACAAGGTGCTATAATTCCATTCTGGGATGATTACATTTGTCAACCCAATAAAGCTATTGTAGAGAAAAAATCTAGATTGGGCGTTTCTTCTCAAGAAGTTCATGAACATTCTAGGCTACAATTTCCAGGTATGTTTGATGATTTTGTTAATGTTAAATTCCATGGAATCTGGCATATCAAAGAAAAGACTGGTATTAAAGTTCTAATTATTCCTGCCACATATAATCTTAATAATTTTAACAATAATTTTATTATCCCACCAGCACTGTCATATTATGATCTACAAACGCAGACTAATTTACAGATGTTTGTTAGAAAAGATTCTCCAGACTTTACTATTTTAGCTGGAACACCAATGATGCATTTGATACCAATAACAGAAAATGATATTGAATGGAAGACCCACTTAGTTACATTTGATGAGTGGTGTGGAGTACAAGGTAATATACCATTATCGTTTCCAGAAATTGGCTCAGGCTCTAGAAATACTAGATATAAAAAATTGATGAAAGAAAAAGAAACGATGGATGCTATGGAAGACCCTAAGTGTCCATTTGGATTTGGAAAATGAAACAAAAGTGGATTGAAGCATTTATGGACACAGCCGAGCGATTCGCTCAGTTGTCAAGTTCAAGGCGACTACATGTAGGTGCGGTTGTTGTTAAAGATAACCGTATCACATCTATTGGTTATAATGGCACACCTGCTGGTTGGGATAACAACTGTGAAGATAAAGTCTACTGTGAAGATGGTGATGTTTATGAACAGCAGTATCCCAAAGACGCTGACACTTGGAAAAGATATAAACTGGTAACTAAACCAGAAGTCATCCACGCAGAAGCCAACGCTATCTCTAAGTTGGCAAAGTCTTCTGAATCAGGAGAAGGTGCTAGTATCTTTATTACTCATGCTCCTTGTGTGGACTGCGCTAAGTTAATTTACGGCGCTGGCATCAAGCATGTGTATTATCGCAACTCATACCGTAATGAAGATGGGTTGAATTTTTTAGTTAAATGTAATATTGAAACGGAGAAAGTGTGAAGAAATTTCTAGCAGCTCTAATGATGTTGTGTACTTCTGCCTTTGCGTCTGAAACTATCAAGATCTTATCGCCTTATAGCCCAACACATTCTGGCACACCTGCAATGTATAAGATCATCGATGAAGCTAACAAAGCGCAGAAGATCTATACCTTTGTGTTGGAGTTCCGTCCAGGTGGTAATCAGATGATCGCATTAAAATCTATGGACTCAAATAGTCTTGGTATCATTGCACCAGCGTTTGTTGAGAACATTGCTTCTGGTAAGTTGGTTGAATCTGATTATATTCCTATCCATGCTCTTGGTGATGCTTGTTGGGCTGTTATTACCAATGGGCCAATCAATGCCAATAAAGAACTTACTGTCGGTGGTGTAGGTTTCGGTAATGCTACACACTTAACTGCGTTGGCTCTTGGTGAGAAGTACAAATTCAATGTCAAGTACATTGTCTTCAAATCAAATAACGATGCTCTAGTAAACATGGCAGGCAACAATGGAATCTTTATGGTTGTTGATCGCTACGAATCATATGAAGCGATGAAGACTAAGAATCCAAACTTACAAGCATTCGCTGCTTCTTGTCCAACTCGACTTCCAAATGCACCAAATGTTAAGACCCTAAATGAAATTGGTATTGATGCTCCTTATGTTTTCAACATCACAGTTGCACCAAAATCAATGGACGAAACCCGACGTAAAGCCATCGCTATTATTCTCAACGATGCTCAGGTAAAAGTTGGTGCTGAAGAGATCTTCAAGGTATCTGGTATGAAAGTGCCAAGCGAATCGGTTGAACATTTCTATACTAAGTCAGTCACCACAGTCAAAAATTTACAACAGAAGTATCGAATGAAAATAGAGGAATCAAAATGACACTTGAGCAGATCTTAGTAGCAACAGCAGTATGGTCAGTTCTTATTGGTATATCATACTTCCATAGCAACTGGCGCAAGATTCTTGAATGTTACAAGATGTGGTTCACGAAAGAATACTGGACTGACTATAACATAGTAGAGTTTGCAAGTTGGACAGCTAAAGCAGTTATCATCGTCCCTGGACTTATCTTTGGTATCCAGATTTGGTGGTTGTACTTCTTGACTCTTGCAACAAGCGTGACTCTGATTTGGGCGAGCAATAAGAAGCTGCTGCCAACTCTTGTGGCGTTCAACACTCTGTGGGCTTGGATCTCTTGTATGGTTCTTGCTCAACATCTTATAACATGATATGGAACCGATTCTTAAAGGATGGATATGGAGCATTCCATTCTACCCATGTATTGGCAGTAATGTAAGAACTCTAAAAGAAATATTCTGGTATGACTCTTCTAATGAAGATGAGTTTACCAAGTTCACTGATGCTTATGAAATATTAGTGCCAGAGTCTATGATTATTGCTCCACCATCTGTTATAAAATATGTTCGAGATAACAAAGATAAATTCATTAAGAATAAAGACTATGTCATTGTTACTGACCATAATGGTAATTGGGGTATTCGTGAAGGCATCCTACCTGTTAGATTGAGATTAGAATGATTCGAAACTGCATTATACACAGACTGCGGGCTGATAAGATTATTGAATCTCCGAAGCTAGATCATTACAAGTCAGAACACTTTGATAAAGTTCTACCAATCTATCAGAAGTTGAATCTTGAACAGTGGGACATGAGTGATGGTAGAATCCATCAGGGTAATATGGACATGTTCCAAGATAGAACTAGGACACTGCCACACTATCTAAAGATGGCAGAGTACGAACCACTGCCTGAGTATGATTCTTCTTTCAACAAACCATTCAAACAGATCTGCCTAGAGACTGCTGAGCGTTTAGTTGCTACTGGTAAGAAGATAAATATCTCGTGGTCTGGTGGTTTAGACAGCACAACTGCACTGTTTGCTTTGATGGAAGTTGCTGATCCAAAACAACTAAAGGTTTTCTGTAACGTTAGCTCCATTGTTGAATCTGCTAATATGATGGAGAAACATATTGTTCCCAGAAATGTTGAATGTCATATTACTCTACCACTTTTGACTCCAACCTTTGATGATGGTATAATTGTCAGTGGTTATCTTGGTGACCAACTATACGGTAGATACTTTACATTAAAGCCAAACGAGTTTACCATGGCATGGGAAGACTATCTCGATAGAGATCAAGTTGAGATGGTGGGATTGATGATGGAAAACTTTCCAGGTGCTCCTATCAAAACTGTACCAGAGTATCTGTCGTTCATAGAACTAAATTCTAAGTGGCAGATGGGTAAGGTCAACCGCCAACGTGCGCTGCCGAACGCTGATAGATTCTTTGCCTTTTATGATACAGTAGACTTTCAGAAATGGTCTATTGGTAGATACGAAGAGAAGTTTCTATCACCAGATCCAAAGACATACAAGTGGGCTTCGAAGAAGTTTCTAAAAGATTGTGGGCTTGATTTCTATGCTGCCAATAAAGTAGTTCAGACATCTCATTATCATATCGTTGATCACTATTGGGTCATGGACTTGGTCGACGGAACTTCACTATACATGAAAGATTTTCTATGATCGAACGCATTAAACAATTTTTCTCAGAAATAAATACCCTAAGAAAAATGTATGATTGTCCAAATAACACAGGAATAAATTAAATTGAAAAAGTTTTTACTAGTACTATTGTTCCCCCTACTAGCCAATGCATGGGAACCAAAACAACCAATCACGGTATTACTACCTACTACAGCGGGTTCTGGTGGTGAGGTTACTGCTCGATTGATCACATCTTACATTGAGAATACAGGTAAGGCTAACTTTGTTCTTCAGAATAAACCTGGAGCAGATGGTAACATCATGCTCAAGCAATTACTAGAGAGCAAACCAGATGGCTATACTGTTGGTATTCCTTCTTGTGTGAGTGGCTTCTTATTTTCAGAAGTGCACTTTTCTAACCTAATCACACGCAGTCCATTAGATCTAACCCTAGTGACTAACATCGGTAAAAGCCCAATGGCGTTTGTTGCTAGTTCTAAGAGCAATGTAAATAGTATTCCTGAACTTGTTAAAGAAGTGACATCTGGACGTGAGATCAACTTTGCTGTTGGTGGTTCTGCACATTACCTAGCATATGAATATTTTATGCAGAATGTCAATGGTAACAAAGAGAAGGTTCAACCAATTATTTTCAAAGGTCCAGTGCCTGCAGTTACTAGCGTAGCCCAATATGATGGTAAAACTGGCACTGAGTTTGGTGTTATGCCTATCGCTATCGCAAATACACTTGTCTCTACAGGTAAGGTTAAGTTAATCGGTATTGCAGGTGAAACTAAACTTGCTGGTATCCCTACTGAAGTGCTATTAATGAAAGACTCAGTTCCTGGACTAAATGTATATGGTTGCTGGAACGTAGCTTTGCCTCCGAATACCCCACCAGAGATCGCCAACTGGTACGAAAAGAACTTCATTCCAGCCTTAAAAACAGCTGAATACAAGAAGTTTATGGAAGAGAACTACATCTTCTTAGACCCAAAATCAGTTGGCCCAAAGGGTGTTCGTAAAGATATGGTAGAACTACAAAAACAGTGGCTTCCTTACGTTAAAAGCCTACCCAAGCCGAATTAAGAATTATAAATAGAATACAAATCCCAGCGTTGAATAACCCAGCGATTAACCAGTCAATAATCAAAAGGAACTTAAGATGAAAGCCGCAAAAGAATTTGTCAGCGAACTAGCTGCAGCCAATCAACCTTTATTCACAGCATCTGCAATGCAGGTAAAGGCATACTTCGAATCTAACCCAAGCAAGGAAACTCTTGTAGACCACTTTACTGGTCGTATGGTTAACGAACGTATGAACCTAATTGAAATCTCCAAGAAAATTGCAGAAATGCCACTAAACACCAGTACTGAAGAACTTCAGTTGCTGAGCAAACAAGCACTTGACGAAGCCCAACACTACCGTATGGTAAAAGAAGTTATTGAGCACATCACAGGTGAAGCCGTGGACTTAGAAGCAGCAGCCGCATCTTGGGAAACTCGTATTAAGAATAAAGGTGCTAGCCTATTGGACAAGTACGAAGCACAAACTGACGATCTAGCACTAGCATTGTATCAAACAATCGCCGAAGGTCGTGCCGAAGCAGTTTGGAATCAAATGGCTGAGACTATTGAAGACGACTTTATTAGCCACCGTTATGCTAAGATCGCTCGTGACGAAGGATTCCACTCCAACATCGGTAAGTGGAAATTAGAGCAACTGGTTACTACACCAGAAGCCCAAGCACGTGCCACTGAATTGGCTAATGAAATGCGCAAAGACTTATACGCTA